CCTTGGGTGGTCGGGCGCCCCAGCCGGAGCGGCGGACGAGGTCCATCAGGCGGGCGGTGCCTGGGCGCGCCGGCGGGCGAGCGCGAACTCCTTGAGCGGCACGATCGCAGCTGCGACGCCGGCGGCGACGGCGGACAGGAGGGCGGCGCCTTCAACGGCGAAGGCGTAGGTGCCGGCGAGGACGCCGATAAAGGCCTCCAGGAACGTCCAGAAACTTCTGTGAGCGGTGTCCATCCAGTCCATCATGCTGAGGGCTCCTCTGGGTAGGGCAGGTCAGCCTTGATTTGGTCGACGGCGGCACGCCATGCGGCCAGGTTGGGCGTGTCCTCGCGCATGGCGTCGAAGTACATGCCGTCCGTCTCGGCTTGGTAGCGGGCGCGACGCTGCGCCTCGATGGCGGCGCGGTCGCGCTCGTACTTGACCTGCGGCCAGGCGTCATCGAGGGTCTTTTTGGACGGCTTCGGCGAGTCGTCAAGCCAGGTCAGGCCGGCGTAGTCGTTGCCGTTGAGCGTCCAGGCGGCGCCTGGGCGGATGGCTGTCAGGACGGCGGCGTAGTCGGTCATGCTGCCACCTCGATAGCAATGACGCGACCAGAGTCGACCCTAGCGGTGCCTGTCGCACCCGTTCTGAGTCGCATCTTGTAAGTATGCGGCCCGACGCTGCCGGGAGTGTCCAGAGCGAACGTGCTGGGTGGGATGTGGTTACGGTTGCCGTTGTCTGGTTCCGCTCGAACGGTAGAGAGGACGTTGTTCGAGCCATCGGTGATGCTCACAAAGGAGTTTATGCCGTTTGAGTTGTTGTTGAAAAACAACCCACCAATGAAGACGAGAACCTTCGACGTAGCGGCTCCGAGGGTGATGTTGACCGTGACGCCCGTGACGTCGACATCGCTGGTGCTTGTCGTTGTGAAATTGCTGCTCGACGCCGCCGTCACGACGTTACTGCCGATACCAGCGTTGCCAGCGGCGTCGAGACCGTCCGCGATGGCGTCGGCGAGCTCTTGGGAGTCGGTCGGCCAGTCGCGCACGAGGTCGGTGCCCGCGACGTACGGGATGTTCCAAGGGGCGCCGGTGTCGGCCATCAGAGTCTCCTCGAGTCGTCCCAGGTGAGGGTAGCCGGGCCGTCCTCCCATGCGTAGGTCTGTGGGACGAGGTTCCAGCGCATCGCGCCGAGGGACAGCTCGGCGTCGGACAGGTTGAGGCGTAGCAGGCAGGTGGCGCGGTTGATGCGCCACTCGATCCCCTCGACGAACGTGGGAAGGCTGGCGGCGCCGAGGGTGCCGGGCAGGTCCTCGAGGGCGACGGGGTCGTTGACGTCGATGGCGATGAGGTCGTCGCGGAGGGTGTCGTCGGTGACGCCGTCGAGGCGGATGCCGACCTGGCCGAGCTGGATCGTCGGACCTTCGTGGTCCTCGAGGTACTCGTCGCCCCAGGTGATCGCGTTCGACTCGTTGGCGAGGTTCGTGGTGAACGAGGCGGCGAGGGTCGAGTACTCGAGGATGGACTCGGCGGACTGGCGGATAACCGCGCCACCGTCGTAGGAGACGGCGACCTTGTTGACGATGTCGGTGAACGACGACGACGTGGTAAGGCCGCCGGAGAGGATGACGGTCTCGGGCAGGTCGAGGTAGCCGGCGATCGCGGCCGTCTCGCGCCGGTCGGCGTCGGCGTAGGCGACGTAGCCGTCGGCGGTGTCCCAGATGACGCCACGGCCGGACAGGGCGGTCAGGTACCCCTCGGTGAGCGGGTTGTAGCCGGCGTCGGCGGCGTCGAGGGCGGCGATGTCGTACACGCCGGGGGTGTCGATGTACGTCGGGTCGTAGGCGGGGTCGACGGTCGCCCACGTCGTCGTAGCGGTGCCGACGCTCCCCCAGGTGCCGCCCGTCTCCTCCCACGAGGCTGCGAGGCCGGCGGACACGAGGGCGGCGATGCGGGTGCCATCCTTGGATGCGGCGAGGCCGGCGGCGGCGACGTTGCGCCGGTTCAGGGTGGCGAGCGGGCCGACGGCGATGATCGTGACGATGGACTTGGCGGCGCCGGACTCGTTGCCGTCGTCGTACAGCTGCGCGGACCAGTCGGACACCTGGCCGGTGAACACGTCCACAGGCGAGCCGGTCGAGTCGTCCAGGGTGACGGTGATGGTGTCGAGGATGTCGACGTTGAGGCCGGTGCCGTCGGTGTCGATGAGCTCGGCGAACAGGTAGCCGGCCCGCGGTTCGGAGTAGACGTCCTCGCGGCCTCGGGTGATGCGGACGGTCTCGAGGGTCGAGCCGGTGTAGTCGGTGCCGGCGATCGTGACCGTCGGGTCAGGGTCCCACGTCATCAGAAAAAGCCGCCGCCGGTGCGCCTCGAGGCGTCGGTGAGGACACGTTCGACGGTACGGGCGGTGCCTTCGCGGTCGATGGCGCCCTCGACGTTGATGGTGATGCCGCCGCCAGCACCGCCCGTCATCCTCGACAGGTTGACGTTGCCTGCGTCGTAGCCGCTCGCGTTACCGCGGTCGAAGCTGAACCCGTCGCCACCTGGCACTGCGTCGGGGAACGGTGCCGGTGCGAGGTCGAGGAGCGTCTGGTTCTGCTTGTACCGGTCGATGAACTCGAACAGCAGCTCGAAGCCTTTGAGGAGCTTCTCGATGAGAATGAGCCATGCCTCGAACGGTTTGATGGCGATGTCGATGATGCCGGCGACGCTCTCGGCCTTGGCGCGGGTGTCCGGCCCTGCGATCGTGTCGATCATGGTCAGAAAGGCGCTCTTGGTAAGGTCGAACTGGGTCTTGAGCCGGTCGAAGCGGCCTTGGAGGCGCGTGAGGACGCCGCGCTGGTCGAGGGCGGTGCGCAGCTCGCCGAGGAACTCCTTGAATGCCGTCCAGGTGTCGCGGACGTTCGTGGCGAAGTCCTTGAAGCCTTGGATGACGTCGTCGCCGTTCTCCTCCCACCAGTCGCCGAACTTGTCGACGAACTCGATGGCTTTGTCGGCGAGGAACTCGAAGGCGGGGCCGAGGCCGTCGGGGCCGGCGATGCGTTCGAGGAGTAGGCCGAACTTCTGCCGGATGATGTCGGACGAGTTGGCGGTCGCTTCGGCGGTGCCGCCGACCTGCCCCTCGACGGCCTTGAGGAGGAGGTCCTGAGCGCCGAGTACGTCGTTCGACTCGGCGAGGCTCTTGATGAGCTCCTCTTGTTCGGCGGTGAACGTGACGCCGACCTCGCGGAGGCTGCCGAGGCCCCGGATGGGGTCCTCGAGGGCCTTGCCCAGCTGGTTGGCGGCGGAGTCGACGGAGCCGAAGCCGGCAGCTGCGAGGTCGACGGCGGCCTGGGTGGCACGGTCGAACGTGCTGCCGGCGTCGCCGGCGGTCTTGTTGATGTTGCCGAACGTGAGGAGGATGCCCTGCGACTCTTTGATGAGGTTGCGGTCGACGCCGGTGAGCTCGGCGGTCGCTTCGGCCTGGTCGATGAGGCGCTGGGTGACGTCGCCGATGGCACCGTCGAAGTTGCCGAGCTGGCCGACGAGGTTCTCGATGCGGGCGTTCGCGGTGTTCGCGGTCTCGAAGGCGTCGAACAGGGTCTTGCCCATGACGACTGCGGCGCCGCCGATGACGGCGAAGCCGGCGGCGACCTTCTTGCCGACGCCCTTGACGCGGTCGGCGAAGCTCGAGATGTCGCTCTTGGCGTTCTTGGTCGTCTTGGACAGCTGCGACGCGTCGCCGAGGTACTTGAGTTGGAGGGTGCGCGACGGTGAGGCGGCCATTACTTGCTCCACTCCTTAGCGACGTCCTCGAGGGCCTGCGCCCACAAGTCTACGACGCGGTCCTGCTGCTTGCGGGCCGTGGGAAAGATCCAGTAGCCGACGTTGCCGCCGCCCTGCTTCGGGGTGCGGTTCGGAAACCGCCAGCCAGGGCGGCCACCGCGGCGGGTCGGCGTGTCCGTGGCGGCGCCGTTCGAGCCGAACTCCATGCCGAACATCAGGTCGGACGTTCGTGGCCCTGGACCGCGGCGGGACACAGGCATCCTGGTCGCCTTCCCGATGTTCACGATCGGGTAGCGGTCCTTCTTGGCGCGGATCGTCTCGGCGACGTGCCGGTCCCGCTTGTCACGCCTTGAGGAGCCGGCCGCAGCGATCTCGCGGGCCATGAGCCGGCTGATCTCGGTGGTCTTCTCCTTGGCGGCGTCGTTGGCGGCCTTGTCGACACGGTTAAGCGCGTTCAGAGCGGCCTGAGCGCCCTCTACAGCGGCGAAGTTGAACGTGGTGCGGTTAGACCCGCCGCGGCGTCTGCGGCTCACTGGGACGCGCTCAGAGCGTCTACGAGGTACTCGAGCTCGTCGGCCGGCATCGCTTCGAGCTCAGAGGGAGGGATGCGGGTGGCCATGGCGATGTCGAGTATCAGTCGTCGGACGGACCCTCGTCCGAGTCCGCTTTTGGGGCTGGCCGGTCGGACAGGTCCTCGAGCTCGTCGAGCCACTTGTCGTAGCCGATGGTGACGTTTCCGGCGCGCTTCTCGGCGTGCCAGACGAGCCAAGCCATGTCGTCGGCGCCGATGCCTTCGGCGAAGCTCGAGATCTTGCGGCCGGTCTTGCGCTCCCAGGCGATGAGCGTGGCAGGGCCGACGTCGACCTGGCGGGCGCCGTCTGAGTCGGTGACCTCGAACGCGAGGCGGAGCATTAGCTCGGGTTCGCGGTGGTCTCGACCTCGAGGGTGCCGCGCTCCCCTGGCAGCGTGAACGTGATCTCGGTGACGGTCGCGCCGGAGCCGGACGCCGGCGGGACCTTCGGGAACACGTCGCCGGTGAACGCGGTGTTGTGCGTCGCGCCGGTCTGCGTCATCGTGAAGGCGATGCCGGTGTCGGGGGCGCGGGACGTCTGGCTGGTGCCCTCGCCGAGCGCCTTGGCCTGGAGGGCGGCACACAGGCCACCGTCGGTACCCCAGTCGGCGAGCATCGTGATGTTGAGCGAGAACGGCTGCGTGACGGTCTTGTAGACCGGCCCGTCGAGCGTCTCGTACACCTCCTGGGTGTCGTCGACGGTGAGGTCGACGGACAGGACC